ACTACGATCTGACATGTGATTTGCTAATCCAGTTTGTGCTGATGCATTCATAAAATTACCAAGTAGATCTTTGGTATCAAGATCAAGTTTTACCGTGGAGCTTAATGTACATACTGGTCCTTCCGGTACACTTCGGCTTATGCTATACGGTCTATTATTATTTGGATCATATCCAACGTAATCAGCTGGATTTTCTATATTTAAATTAAAACTTGCCACGACCGGGGCGGTAACGTTAGCGATTTTACGATATGAAAGATCGTGGATAGTGGTCATACCACTGGTCACTGGTGAGGCTACTGTACCGGGTGCGTGTAAAAAGTTTGGCAAATATCCAGTTTTAAATGTCACGCTATATTTCAATCTACCCCCATCAGATCCCGCATCTGCAAAAACGGAAAGTGCTGTTACTGTGCAACCAAACAATTCAACACAGCCATTACTCGTGGTTGGTGTACCCGCGTTGTCAGTTAATTGAGGAGAAATTAATTTTATTGTATATGTGCGAGTTGCACCAGCATTACTTAATCCATGATATAGATTTGGAGCTGTATACGAATCGCTTACCGTAATTATGTCACTAGAGTTTGCAGTATGTAAGATACCCTCAAACAAAGTCCCAACTGTATCATTATATAATCCAGTCGCTGTTATTTCTGATGCTGTGTTTTTATTGCTAGAATATATTTCTGCAAAATCTGCAACAAACTTACCCGACTTTGCTGATAAATCTTGATCTGGCGCAAAACTTGGTAGACTTACGCTATCTGTAAAAAGTTGTGTCGGGTCATCAATGGGAGTACCAAGTGATGTTTCAGCTTTTATTGCTATCCCAAAATCATTGGGTTGATGTGCCGCGTTGTTATTAGCCATAATTATTTACCTTTCTTAACCTCTTCTACATACTCTTTTGCTACTTCTGGAATCATTTCAACATCCACAACCGCACCACTGTTAAGTTTGTTCCAGTTTTCGCGTGAAAAACCACTGTGACTATTAAACTTTGGCACAGAATCTATTTTGTTTTTTTTCTTTACTTTCATACAACCTCAAATACGTTTGCTGTGAATGTTGCTTCTACTAATAGCACATCGGATGACAAATCTGCTATATCTGGTGCATAATTAATATTATCGAGTTTCCCATTAAAGAAAAATGTGCTATGTGAAGTGTTGTTTCTAATAAGTCTCTTTACTCGTTCCATGATACTTGACATAGTGTCAATATGAGTATCGCGCTTATATTGACCACTTACCATACGATAATACTGAATTAATATTTCATAAGAACGCGTATGCCCATTTGCTTGCTCCTCTTCAATCACATCTGTGAGCGGACGCAAATTAAACCAGTTCGTGCCACGATTTACATATTCAAAATCGTAAGATACTGGCTGTGTAAACTCTGCTACCAATAACGCTTCCAAAGGCGATAATATGTTGGTATCTAAATGATTGGTAAATGTAATGGCCATTATCTATATATCTGTCCAGACTTTACGCTACCAACCGCTACATCGCTCGATTGAAATATGACACTAAATTCATCATTTGCAACGTAAACACCCGGTTGCCAAGCCACCATTGCACCGTAGGCCATTGTTTGATAGCTACCGTTCATTGTCTCAGCGTCTACTATTTTCTGCATTCGTAAACCATTATCATTTTTTACAAAAACATCAAATTTCACTGGACTTGATACCCCCGGCGCAAAAGAACCACCAGTGGAGATAACTAACCTTACCTCATCGTAATCTACGCTTGGCGGACCATGCATTTTTATATCACGAGGATAGCCTGTAGTAGAACTATCAATGGATACGACTTGTACAATTCCATCTTCGCTTCTATTGGTGGTTTCGTGCCACAATGCAAAGTCACCACGTTTCAATCTATCAAGTAAACCATCGCCATCTGAACTAATAGCTTTAGAGTATATTTCGTCTGCTTTCTCTTCATCAAATCTACGTACCAGATCAGCAGCGGCTAATAACGCGCATATTCGCACCAAAATAAAGTCATACTCACGCGAGCTTGCACCTTGTAGGTCGGCGTTTTTTCTGCGGTATATCGGGCGATTTATATAACTTCTAATTAGATCACTCGATTCATTTACTACCGCTGTTTTTAGTGTCGCAAAATCTTGTGATTCCTCCCAATTGCGCGAGTTCATATCTGCTACACTACTGCCGCCAATATATACGTCCAAACGATCACTAGCAGCTTGGTATGTCCATTCGTTCATAGCGTTTGGTGTGTCTGATACATAGGTTTGCTCTGCGCCATTCATATACAGCTGCGAAACAAATCCACTATTGTGAAGATAATATAATCCACTTACTCCACTTTCAACAAAATTTCCGGGCAGTACTCTTTTACGATCATAAGAATCTATATCGCAAATCGCTTGTAAGTCTGTTGTTATATTGCAAAATGCTTCGTATCTACTCATGCTTGTGCCATACTTCTATTATTAGTCAAAATGGTTACATCCGGTATCTGCGTACTATGTATAAGTGCCATCATTAAACCCATGATAATAAGGTCAGATGACTCTGCGTACATCTTCTCTAATTCTTTAAGTTGACGCATTACCTCTATTAATCTATCTATCTTTGCTGCGTCATCCATATTTACTCACTATTTCTGCAAAATGTTGTGGTGTGCCTTTCCCCTTGTAAGTATTATATGAACTTTTCCAATAAACTGCTTGCTCCTCTAAGGTATGTGGAAGAGGTTTTGGAACGCGGCGATAATGCATCCGCGCCATGCAGATTTGCGCGTATAGATTACTGGTCAATATATGCTGCCATATATCTTCTTTAGGATTTAAAAAGTATTTGATATCAACCATAGATACTTCTGCTACTTTTTTCATTAAAGATTGTCGGTACTGTAAATAGTTTGCGCAAATATCCATTGCAGTTAATGATTCCATTTGGAAATAACCGCGAGCCGGTCCTTTTATCTGTTTTATGTACACATATTTAGACTCAACTAATCCAGTATTGTATATAAGCTCAATAGCCTTGGGATCAGCGTATTTTGACCCCAAGGCATTCAAAGTATCAGTGATGACCTCACGCATTTGCGATGAGTCTATCATCTACGCTTCCTTATCTTTGGCATTTTTCTCTTTTTCTTTTTCATCTTCTTTTTCATTTTACCACCATAATGTCCCGGCATGTTATGCTCCTCTTACTTTTTTACGTGTTGATTTACTATATTTAGCTCGCTGCTTACCTTTGCGGTTTGCTGCACGCTTCTTACGATTTTCGTAAGCCTTTTGTGATGCTGTCATACCTCTACGTACAGATGCTGGTAAATATCTACCACGTTTACGTCTTGGCTTTTTTGCATCACCCTTTGAAACGTAACCCCATTTTTGCTTGGTCCACTTCTTTAAACTTCGCTGTGATTTTTTAAGTGCCATTACTTATATCCACCACCACGTTTTTTATATGCTCTTGCTAATAATTGCGCTTTCCGAATGTCGAGCTGACCATTGGCCAGCTCTACCCCCTTTTGACCCAGCCTTAATTCGGTAGAACAATCTTTTACGAAGCGTTGGCTTGGTGTAGTTACCCGCTTCGTTAACTCTACTTCTAGTTCTCTTTTTACGTTTTCTTGCCATATTACCACTGTTTACATGACCAGTATCTGGCCGTTAATTTATTTCTCCTAGTAGCTGGCGAATCGCATTTATGCCTAGCACGAAATGATTTACGTCTAGCTGGATTTGATTTTTTAATTCGCATGTTCGGGTCGCCAAATCGTACAAGCTTGACTCGCTTACCTTGCTTTGCAAGTACGGCAAATTTTTTACGCTTGCCGGGCGTGCGCTTAACTTTATTGTATCCAGAAAATCTTTCACCTCGGTACGTGATCATGTATTAATCAGCCTCTAAATTGACAGCTTCAGCCATCTTATCAGTACACATGTCGATTGCCATTTTTGCTACCATACGCTGCTCTGAATCGCCAAATCCCGGTACGTCTGGAATTGCAGCTGCTATTTTATTTGCCATCTCGTTTTCAAAAGCATCGCTTTGCAATACTTTCACTTGTGATTTAATTAGTCCGTTGAGCAGATCTTTTAACATTTTGATTAGTTTTTTCATACTATCCTCATTATTACGTTTATGATTATCGGTAAGCTTAACACGGCAACGCTGCCCCAGACTTTCATCTGCGCAATGTTTGTTTCATGTTCTGCAACTTTACCATTAAGTTTTTCTAAATGTTTTTCAACACGCGCTATCATATTAAAGATGGTTCGTTGACGCTCATCGAACTTTACCATCATTGCAAATAGATCTTTATCGTTGGCCATGTCCGTTTATTCTGCCTTTTAAAAATGAAAGATCGTCACTTATCTCACGCCAAAAATCCTCACGTTTAGAGTCCGATGCATTGCTTCTATCTACAAGCTTGATGATAATATTCTGGCTATTAGATATTTCGCTTTCCATTTTTGCGATACTTTGTTTAATTAATTCTAAGTCATCGGTTTGTTCTTTTTGACTTTGAATCAAGTTAAATATCATAAATCCAAATAGTAAAAAAACAAAACCAGCTGCACCCAGCTGTAAATATAGATCTGCTAATTCTGTCATTTCCAGCGTACTTCTTTGTTCATCCAATAAACACTAGTTTCATTCATATCTACTACTTCTTTTTGAACTTCTTGGTCCATGATAACGGATTTAGATTTAACTCTTTTTGAAACCAAGCCAATTGCTCTTCCATCTGCTGCACTTTTACAACGTCTTCTTTGATGTGCTGATCTATCAGTTCTTGTAGCTGAGTTTGAGCTTGAGATAAGTTTCTTTCTAAGTCGCGCAATTTTGTTTCTAATCGGTAATACGAATAGACCAACATTCCAACTAGAGCTATTATTTGTATTAACCATTTGATGTTAAGATTAATTTGAAATGAATCATCAATGACCGTTCCATTAAAACTTCTAGCACCGCTCTTATATTCTTTTGCCATATCATCGTAGAATTACTTGGTTATTCACAATTTTATGTTTAACAATATCGATACGACCATGCGATTCACCGCACTGGCTCTCTACCTCTTTTACGTAAAATTCTTCGCAAGTTTTAAAAGAATCGCTTCGCTTTGCTATACTGCCATTAACCAAAACAAAGTAGTCTTTTGCTGAACTTGGATAGGTAATTTGTATTATGTTGCCATTTTCAAGCTGGATTTTTTTTAACATACCCGGCTTGGTATTTTTGAAGATAGCAATATCTACATTTCTACTGGACTTACGAACTAGCATTTTCCGTTAATGATTCTTTTAGCATTGCAACAAAACCATCGTGACCAACTTGCAATTGATCAGCAATCCATCTGTTTGATGCTTGCTTGTTTTTTATATCTCGCAAATGGGCAACCATCATTTTTTGCTCATCTGACATTTTGTCGATTTCATACTGCTTGTCATCTAGTGTAAGTATGTCTGACTTTTTATTTTCTTTTTTAGCCATTTACTTTCTCCTTGTTTAGTTAACAATTACATTCTTTACAATTACAGCATTTACACATATTATTCTCCAAATTCTTCTGG